GCAGGCGCCCTCCAAGAACTTCAGCTTGGTGGACCCGTCGCCGCGGATGTGCAGCATCTGCCGGACGAGCGCCGTGCGGGCCGGGATGTCATCGGAGCCTGGAATGAATCCGAACCCGCTCATCTGGGACTTGATGCCGCGCTTGCGGAGTTCCTCGGAGTACAGTTCATGGGGAAGACGGCCTGACCCCAAGTCTCTGAGCATGCCGCCGTGCATGTCGATGATGAACGTCCGGTAGTTCTGTCCATCGGCCTTCTGGGCAAACTGGTCACCAAAGATGAGGGCATTGGCTTGGCGGATGTACAGTTCGTCGTAGATCAGCAGGAACTTCTCGTCCGGCGGCACGGCACCGAAGACGCACGCGAGGACTGTATGGCCAGGGTCGATCGCCACATACCGCGTCCATTCAGCGGGCACCACACCACCGGGTAGATCCTCGCGCCGCAGAACATGCACCGCAGGATTGAACGACGGGTACATGAGCGTGCTTTCCGTGGTGAACTCACCCTCCGCTCGCATGCGAAGCTCGTCCATTCCCAAGGCAGACCAGCGCTCAATGTTCTTCTTCTTTTCCTCCTGGTCGATATGGGCGTTATCCAAGAAGCGCAGGGTGAACTTCTTGATAATCGGGTTCTCTTGCCCTTCCTCCTCGGCCTTGTCCGCACGTTCACACAGCCCCAGCAACGCATCGTTCTTACTATGGGGCATCGCGGACCAGACAAACCGGCCTTTACGGTCGGCAAGTCTCGCCTGCATCTCACCGACCCACCGTTCATTATTAATATCCTCATCAATGTGAACTAAGTCGGCCTGAAAGCCCTGTGGTGGTTCGCCCTCTGAGGAGAAGCAATTGATAGTCCAGCCGTTAGTAAGCTCTGCCTTGTTGAGGTAGCCGGCGTTCTTCAGCACCCAAGACATCTCTTTGATCATGCGGGGCGGGATGAGAGGCGGTGCTGGTTTTGCTTTGGAGGGGTCGTCCACTCCGGGCTTAAATGCCCGCCACTGATTCGTCGTCTCGTCCTTTATCATTTTGAACGCACCGGCACGGAACAGCATCGGTACTATTACTAATCCTACGTGGGGCCAGTTCCTCCCGATGATCACTAGGTTCCCGCCCTCTTTGGGATACTTCCCGTATGGGTCTTGTCCGGTGGCCGCGCGAGCATCCTCTATGAAACTTGCGGCGCTCTTTCCTGACCGATTGCCGCCGATCAGCAGGCGTTCGCTCGCCATGCACTTGTGGAACTCCTCCTGCTTTGGCATCGGGACATAGAGCCGCAGGGCTTCGATCCGGCGCTCAGCCAGTTCCAACTGCACATCACGCAGCTGGTTGAGAGCATGCTGCGTGATGCCTTGGACCGCCGGCTCATCAGGTGGCGGCGGGGGTGGGATCTGTGGGTGCTTGCGCATATTCTCCGCAGTAGTCGTAGTTCAGCGTGATCGGCTGACGGTCATCATCCGGCCCCGCCTGGGGCGGGTATCTCCGACACTTCCCGTACATTGCCTGCCCCGGCATCGCCTTCCACCACCGGCACGTTTGACACTCCATGTGAAATCTCCTTTACGCTAGCCAAGCCCAGTTCTTGCCAACATGTATCATCGAAACAGACTCCGGGGTCACCCCAAACCAGCGAGCCAAAAACGTGCAGGATCCGACACGCTTGCCACGCACAGGTGGATGGATCCGCAGGAAGGCTTTGACCAGCCGCGCCTGCCCCTCCGTCAACTTAGATGTGTTGGTGCGTTCGCCGCGCACAGAGCGCCCCTTTGCGGCCTTATCGGCCATGTTGTCGGCCGTTGTCCCGGCAAACAGGTGATCGGGGTTCACGCACAGCTTGTTGTCGCATCGGTGGCATACGCACAGACCGTCTGCGATAGGGCCGACAAACGTGGAGTAAGACACCCTGTGCGCATATCGCGTTCGACCGCCAACGGTAAACGCGCCGTAGCCTGAACTAGAGCGACATCCGCCCCACTCCCAGCAGCCCGCATCCGTCACTGATATACGACCCATTATCCGTTCTTGGACGCTTTTGCTCATGTGGCATCTCCATTGCGCTGGGATGTCAGCAAAGGCGCAGACTCCACAGCATCGACTGTCCTCAGACTCATCGCAGCCTCCAGCACTTTGCGCCGCAACTCCGACTCCAACTCTTCGTCGGTCATCAGTTCTAATGGCTTTTTCGCACCACCAAGTGCGGTGTTTGCGGAAGTCAGCCGAACGATTGTTTCCAGCATCTTCGTCCGAAAAGCCCCACCAGAAGGCGCGTCAAAGAACTGTTTGAGGTACACGTTTGCAAATCCACGCACCCCACCAAAGTATTCCATCAGAACTTCCAAGAGTTCCGATGAGTGGGGGATGTTCGCTCCGCCGATCCTGGCAGAGGCTACGAACAGATCGACTGCGCCCTTCTCAATCTCGGCCAACTTCTTGTTGGTCTTCTTCTTGCGTGACTTCTTCTCATGGGCGTTGCGGCACTTTCGGCAGCGCGCGTGAAACCCGTCCTTGGATTTGTGCCAGTGGGTCGGGGTCAACTCATAGGAGTGACCGCACTGGATGCACGCCTTGTATTCAGCCAACGGTTGGTTTCACTGTCCACTTGGGTCGAAGATCCATCACCTTCACGCCCGCGTCGTAGTTGGCTTCCCAGCACTGCTTGAGCTTGGCGCTGATGTCTATCGCTTGGACGATCTGCGGCTTGCCTACGCACTTGGGCTTCCAGTGACCTGCCCACGCATCCCAATTGCAGAAGACGGGGTTGTAGCCCAGCTTTTGCGTGCCGGCCAACGAGAGGTCGCGAGTCATCGTCACGTCCTCCGTGGAGGATTTTTCCGACTGATACTTGTCGGGGTATTCGTAGTAGAACCACGGGCTATCGGCAGCGGTCTTTGGTTCCGTGACCTCAAAAGCTCGCATGTCGTACATGATCAACCCTGTCGGCAGGGCGGCGCACTCTTGGATGCCGGCCATCTTTGCGCCCGTGTCGCGGTCGTACATCTCCAGCTTAAAGTCTGGGTTGGCGTTCTCTGATTGATGGGCCTGCCAGCGGAACACGTAGACGTTCTCGTGGGGCGGCGGGCCGCAGTAGGGCGCGCCGATGACCACCGGGCCTTTGTGGTAGTGGTCAATGAGAAAGTCCAAGGACGATTCGATGAAAGGCTTGGCGTCCAGCTGTCCGTCATACATGTCCGGCTTCATGTCGGAGTCAACCATAACCAAGATGTCCACGCCATACTCGCGCGCCATTAGGACGGCGCGGTTGCGGGTCATGGTGATGGGCGTGTCAGACAGGTTCCACACGCGCACCGCGGAGACTCGCGAGTCTTGGGACAGGCTGGCGACAGTCGGGATCATCCACTCCCGAATGTCCGGCACCTCAGAGGAGATGCCGCCATTACCGCCATAAGAGAACGTGCAGAAACCGATGGAGAACTTCTGTTGCATTTCACACCCCGGGGATAGGTGTACTAGTTTACAGTATGAGCGGAATTTTGTCTAGCGAGTCTGGCGGCGACTTGTGCCTCGCGAGGTCACTGGCTTCACGCGACCAGGACCGCCGCTCACGCCACTGCGCAGTCTGACGGGAGCCTTCTCGCCAGAGTCCTCGTCAAGCTCCTGCGGATCGGCTTGCGGATCATATCGGGTGCCCTGAGCCGGCGGCTGGATTGGGCGCGCGCGGCCCGGCCCGCGCGACACCACGGGCCTCACTCTCGCTGGACCGCCGGTCACGCCACTGCGAAGTCGCTGCGGCGGCTCCTGAATGTCTTCTTGTCCTTGCTGCTCAGCGCCGGTAGCCCACGTCCTGTACTCGTTCATTAAGCCACGCTGCGCGAGGAACTGCTCAAAGCTGCTCGGCGGCTGCGGAGCAGGCGCGGGGCTTTCAAAGTCGCCAGCCTGCGGAGCGTAGGTTGGCTGCGAAAGAGACGGTGGGGCGACGTTAGCCTGGGGGCTATTGCCAAACGGGTTCTGCCAGGAGCCAGAAGCGTAGGGGGATGCTGCGGCGACGGCGCCCTGAACGTCTTGGCTGGCAAATGGATTCTGCCACGTACCGTTCGCTAGCTGGCCGTCAGCCTGCGACACCAACTGGCTCGCGTTAAACGTCGGCGCCCCGGTCAGCTGCCCACCGTTGTACTGGTTGAGCCGCTGGGAGAGGTTGCCGACAAAGGCGTCACGCTGCGAGAGGGTGTCCTGCCACGGCATCTGCCTCCCGCTCACGCCAGTGGCAGTCGCCTGAATCGGGCCGGGGCGACTGTCGATGGCGTTGTAGGCCATGTTGCCGTCCCAGCTTTGCCCGCCGGTCGGCTGGCTGTACTGGCCTGTCGAAGGGTTATAGCTCTGCGAGGCGTACGAACCCGGCATTGTCCAAGACTGCGCTTGGGTATTGCCGCCGTATTGATTAGACGCTTGGTTGTATGCCTGCGCCCACATCTGGTTGGAGGGGACTTGGCCGGACAGGTTATTGGACCGCGCGCCCTGCGGCGGGCGAAAGTCGCTGGCCAGCTGAGAATAGGCCGACATGTCTGGGGCCTTCTGCTGCTGTGGCGCCGCCTGCTGCGCAGGCTGGGGGGCGTTAGGCATGTAGCCGCGCCACTTGTTATTCACAGAGGATTTCGGGTCGCGACCGGCCGCTTCTGATGCAGCAAGTGAGGTGTAGTCCATGAGCGCCCCTTAGTGAGTTATCGATCCGCTTGCTGGGTCGTAAGGCCGTCCGTTCCCACGCCCGTTCCGTAGAGCATGCGAAGGCGCACCGCATCGTCCTGCGGGAGGCTGCGGATCTCATCGATCAGCTGGCGCAGGAAGTCTAAGTTCTGGATTGCTGGTGGGTTGTCCATACAGAAAACGGGGCCAGGATGTTTCCACCCTGGCCCCGCCCCCGAAAGCCCGCGAAGGGCAAATTACGAAGCCCGAGTCTTGACCAGGGCAAGAACGGCCGAGCCGGTCGTTGCGCCGGCACTTGCCGCGAAACCGATGACGCCGATGCCGTTGTCGTTACCGCCGGCCGTGCTGGCCGACAGGGGAGACAACGTCACGCGGCCCGCCGTGGTGGATGTACTGGCCGCAGCCGTAATCACCGACAGGGCCGAGCGGACGGCAACGTCCGAGCCGGAGAGGGCCACCGACACTTCGGTCGGGCCGTCAACCGTCACCCAGAACACATCGTTCGCCGCCACGCCACCGGCAGGGAGGAACTCGTCCACCACGCCGACAAACGGGTCGTTGGCAACAGCCGCGTAGCCGTCAGCCGCGCCGTACAGGGCCTTGCCCGTGCCGGCCAGCCGAACAACACGCTTGGGCAGCAGCGCCACGCCGGAAGTATTCCGAACAGCGATGCAGACCTTCCGGCGATTACTGCGGACCTGACCGCTGACGGGGTTCACGTCGGTGAACTCCTTCACGCAGCCAACCCAGTTATCGCCGTACGAACCCGTGGACAGGCCGTACAAACTATCATTAACACCGTCCAGGCCAAGCGTCTGGCCCAGACCGAACGGAGGATCAGCTTGAAGTCCCATTATGACTAGAGTCCTTTCTCAGGCGAGAGTAAGAAGTTTGAAGAAGTTACGCGGCGACTTGAACTTAAGGTTGCCGAGCGTGGACACCACGTAGCGGTACTGCTGCGTGATTTCGTCATAGAACGGACCCTCGCTATTGAGCAGCTGGCCCTCCATGCACAGGAGTTCGATATTGCCCACAGACAGGCCGTATCCAACACCGGCAGGAACAGAATTTTCACTACTGATTTCCACGCCGTCCAACTCAAACACGTCGGTAAAGCCGTAGGACCGGAGGCCGTTGGCACGGCTGACAATCACACGCTCCTTGGAGTCCAGCGTGTTGAGGAAGTCGATGAACAGGCGGCGATCAAGCAGCACCATGTCCACTTGGTCTTCCTTGCTGTCGTTTCGGCGGGTCTGATGAATCGCCTCACGCACAGCCTTCACGCAGTTGTCCTTCCAGGTGTTCGTCGCCCCACCGAAGTAAGACGAAGTGTAGTTCACCTGGACCGGCGAGAAGAAATCGAACTCTGGATCGGCCGATCCGTTGGGCCACACGCCCGTTGTCTGCGACCCGCCGTACGCGCCAAGAACGGTCGAAAGACCGGCATAGGTGTCGCTCGGATAGCAGAACGGGTCAGCCGCATTGGCCGCACGCTGGGCACCGTTGGTAACATTGACAGTACCGTTGCTGCCCATGAAACTTTCGATGCCGTGGAAGCGAAGCTCGTTGCCAGCAGCATAGCCGTCAACAATCCACTCCTTGGCAAGGTACTGTTCCATGCTCGTCAGCAGACGGCTAGCCATCTTACCAGCGACGTTTACAAGAGCCTGAGCCGAACGGTTCTCAAGCATCTCTTTCTTGTAGATCGCGTCACTCGCTTGCGCGCCCCGGAATTCAAGCTCCGCTCGCTTCCAGAGGTTCTGGCGTGCGAAGGTCCGCGGCGTCTCACCATTGTTGCCCGAAGGCGTGTGATTACGGTACTGGAGTTCCCAGTCGAAACCTCTGCCCGACATGTTGGTGCGGATCTGGCCCGAACCCTCAAGCGCGGCGAACAACTTGTACTTACGAAGCGATGCAACCTCTTCTTCGCGAAGATGGTTTACAATCGTCGTAGCAATAGACCTTGCCCAGTCAGTC